GGGTTTCGTAATATAGTCTTCACAGGGAGCTGACATACATAAAATTAGTACAAAAAAACCCTCTACCGAGTGCGAGTCAGAAGAGGGGGTGCTGTTTTTCTACAAGAAGAGGGGTGGGGTTGTTTTCCTAAGTACCTGATTTTTAAGGACTGAGTCTACTTGTTACACACGGTGGAGACAACTACTCATAACACTTTTAAGAGTGGTGAGAGGTGCTCTAATTGCTTCTGTACCTTCTCAGGTATATCATTGAAGTTAAGTAGTTCTATAGTGCCATCACCGTTAGCTTTAAAGAAGTAGGGTATATGAGCGTATCTACAGCCATCATAATTGACAACTGCAGATAACTCTTTAATGAATCCTAACTGTTCTTTAGTGGGTTTAATTACTACTTTATCCGATTGCATCCAAACGTTCTTTAAGTATGAGCCAATAAGCTGTCATAGCAACTTCCTGATTAATCATTCTTTGTTGCTCTGCTGCACTTAACTGAACAAAAGTATCTGTTAGAAAGAACTCTCTAAGCTTTACAATCTTATATCCTAAATCATTTGACTCGGCAACAACTCTCTTGATGTGCTCAGACTGTGTAGGTTGATTATCTATGCTCGATATTCCTTCCACCTGAACATAAGCCTTATCAAAAACATCTTTTGGACTCCATGAAATATATCCAAAATGGTCAGGGTGGTTTACATTTGGGTTATCTAAAGATTGTTCGTATTCAACTAAGTAACCTTCGACATCACCATTCACATCTGAAGGCAATTCCCAACCTCTATAGTCGTTATAATCTTTTCTGTTCATAGGTGTAGCCTTAATAGCTTTAACACCTATATACCTAATCATTTGCTTGCTGTTATCCATTCTGATTTCTTTTTTACAGTTTGTTTAATTCCGTTAACGTGCATCCATTCTTTAAGGACTACCAACTTGTTTTTTGCACTTGACTTACTCATAACTATTTATTTAAAATTCTATACGCTTTTAATATCGCCAGGTAATTGATAGCATCATTCAACGTATCGTTCACAGACTCTTCTACTACTCGTGGGTCTCTGTCAAGTAGTGTAGATATTCTTGACATCTTATCGGCTAACCTAACTAAGATTCCTCTCTCTACAGAAACACCTGCCATAGTAGAGTTTCTAAAATTAGCGAATGGGTCTTCTTTTACACCACCGTAATCATGGTTCTTTCTTTCTGCAATTTCCATACACTCTTTGAATGTATTTAACATCTCATCCAACATCTTGTTAGACTGTCTTGCTGTTTGCACAGGTCTGTCGTGTTCACTCATATTTATTTATTTGTTTTTATTAATAACATCTTCTTCACAGCATTTCTTACAAACTAAAAAACCTGCTTCTAAATACGGAATAGAATAAACTGTTCTAATCCATTTACTGCAAAAATCACATCGAGTCCATCCGTTAGAACGAATCTTTATGATTCTTTTCATTACTGTCAAAACACATTTTAACTTATCCATTAGTAATTTTTTCGATTAAGTCATCTTTAGATGAAAATACATTTCCTTCTGAAATCCAAAATTCAGCCTCTAAATTACCTGAAGTAACAACTATACCTATTTCTATGTTTTTAGAATTGTATCCAATAACTCTATCTCCTCTAATTCCCATAACTTTACCTTCAAGTATATTTACTTCTTTAAGAAAGAAAACTTGTTGATTCCAATAAAATTTTGATACTATAGAGGCTGCTTCAAACTTTACATTTTTATTACTCATCATCTACTTCATTTGCGTATTCAACGTCATCACCACCTGAAATGTATTGCTTACCTGAGAGAGTTGTGGTTATCATCTCTTCTCCATTCTCTAAGAACATTATATCGTCAGGAGTAATGTAAGGAGCATCCTCAGATGGTCTTAGTTTTATACCGTAAAAATTTTCTATCGATTGTGCAAATTCATCTACTCTATGCTCAGAGTTTTTTATAACTTGCTGTTGTACAATACGTTGTGAACCTCTACCGTCTTGCTCAAAAACTGCAAAACCAAAGTATTCCGTATCTTTGTGATAGTTGACATCTATACCAACTTTGTATTCCATCCCAGGAATTTTTACCAACTGTGGTAAATCATTAACATAATTCATAAACTTAATCTTTAACGTAACTAAAACTTTTGCTTTCAGGGTTCAATATAACAATTTTATCGTAAACAACATTCTTATCTTTTAAACTTCCGAACTTTGTACTCAAATGATAAGACCTAATATGTATAGGTTTGTGAGTTCCAGGGTAGCATTTTAAAACTATTTGTTCCTTAAAAAAAATTTCTTTCGGCTTTGACATTCTACCTGCTTTCGTAATTTTTGGCTGAGCCATAATACGACCTGTAATCTCTGCAAAATAAATTGGATATTTTACTTTAGTATCCTCTCGTGTATTCTCTAAAGAAGTACCGAGAGTAATAGCACTCGTAGTGTTATACATAACTGTTGAATATAGTGAAGTAATAGTGCAGATTACTATAGTGGAGTAAACTACGGAGTAAAGTTATTCTAAATTTTTTTAAAAGTCAAGTGTTTGAAAATTTTTTTTTAATTTTGAATATGGTTAAGTTAACAGATGAAGTTTACAAGCAGGATTATTTTTGCGAAGATTTTTTTCTTCTCGTAAGAACTTTATCCCTTGAAGCTGCAAGACTAAACAGATTAGGAGTTAAGATATTAGACCACAAGCTTAGTATAGCTATTAGGAATGATAGTCCATTATTTTACTTACATTTGTATTTTAAGAGTCAAGCAGGTTTAGAACTTGTAGAGGATGACTTATTTGGAAATATTTAATTTATATAGTTATGAAAGACGCAAAAAAAGGAGCTATGCTCACAGGAAGTAAAAAGAACGGTTCAACAGTTCACGAATCAAGCATTAAGCCAGGAACAGGTTCAGGTAACTTGTATAAGCACGTACCTAAAAATGCTATCGATAAGCAGGATGTTAAATCTCACGGTAAATACGGAATATAATTGAGACAATTATTTAGTATAGAATTAGATGGAGATGTTACCCTACAAGACGACACCTTTAGACTTATTCCTGAGCTGCGTAAAGTACACGAAGAGCTTGGGGATAAGTTTGTCCGATACGTTGTATTGCTTTGTGATTACAGTTCTCCGTATAGACAGATGATTGAGTCAAAGCGAATAGAAGAGCTGTGTGATGATATTTTTGATAAACCTGTAGCAAAGGTTAAAGAATTGAAGAACGAGCACCTGAAGATAGCTATTGATAAATACAAGCGATTACAGTACGACCCATTAAGGGAGCAGTACAATGTTTACACGGAAAAGATTTCAGAATACAATCAGTACATTATGGATATGCCTGTAAAGTCTGAAAACTCAGAATCACTTCAAAGAGTAATGATAGGTCTTGAGAAAATAACAGAATCTCGTGAGAAGATAAAAAAGATGATTCTTAAAAAAGACGAGGAAGACCAAATGCGTGGTGGTGGAGAAGCATCTCTATTAGAGGAAATGTTAGAATAAATATTATGGCACAGAAAAAAACTAATAAAGGAGATAATCCTGATGTTACTGTAAGACAGAACATAAACGGAGACACAGTTAAGTACGGAAAGGTTAAAACTGTCGATAGACAAATGTCTACGTATGACAAAGCTTTTTCTAACCCTAATTATGACGTGAAAAAATGAGTAAAGAATTTAGACAAACTAAAAGAGCTTTCAAAAAAGAAGGATATTCTCGTCAGGAAGCAAAAAGAATGGCTACTGAAGAGTTGAGTGGTGGCGGTGCTAAAACTGAAATCATTTACAAAACAGGAGGCTTAGTTCCTACATCTAAAAAAAGAACATCAAAAAGAGCAAAGACAACTAACGGAGGTTACGGAAACGGAATTTAATATGTTAAAATATTCACCTGTAATAAGAGAAGGAATACCTAATCTAAAAAAAGGCTCTAAAGAATACAATCAGTATTGGGCTAAACAAATAGATAGGTGTCTTCATGGGTACAAACCGCAAGGTGGTGTACATATTCCAGGTGCTTATTATTTCTATTTAAACTTCTGTAAGATATTAGCTCGTGATGAAAACACAAATAGAAAAAAACTACAAGCTCCTTGGTATAGAGATTTAGACCATGAGTATTTTCAAGCAGTATATGACTGTAAAAAAGAAGGTAAAGGTCTAATAGTTTTAAAGGCGAGAGATAAAGGGTTCTCTTATATGAATGCAAATCTTGCTTTGTATGAATGGACATTTTTCGCTCACAACGAAATTGGTGTTGGTGCTGCTACTCCTGCATACGTTACAGCAGTAAGGACTAAAATACTGAACTCTTGGAATAAGCTACCACTTGAGTTTAGACTTCGTAAGGATTTGAAAGATAATGACCTTATGATGCAATCAGGTTACAAGCTAAAAGAGAATGGTGTTTGGGTCGAGAAAGGGGTTAAGTCTATAATTCATTTTAGAAGTATGGATAATCCTGATGCCTTCAGGGGTGAGCGTTTAGGTATGATGATATTTGAAGAGGCAGGGGAAACAAAAAACCTTATTAGAGCTTACATATCTTCAGAACCTTGTTTTAAAGATGGTGCTGTACAATACGGTGTACCGATTGTCGGTGGTACTTCAAACGTAATGAATAAGTCTGATGACTTTATGAAGATGTGGTACGAACATGAAACGTACAATCTTAAACAATTTTTCATTCCTGCAAGTAAAGGTCTTTATGGATTTTTTGATATCAAGAAAGGAATTAGTGATGAGGCAGGAGCAAGGAAACATTTCGAAGAGAGAAGAGCGAAGCTACGTAAAGGGAAAGATAAATCTGCCTACTATTTACATCTACAAGAGTATCCACTTGAACCTGAAGATGCTTTCATGCAATCTAACAAATCTCCTTTTGATTTAGAAAAAATTAATACTCAGATGGCGAGCATACTTGCAAGTAAAAAAATGCAAGGTCTTATTCGTAGAGGAAGATTAGAATGGAAAAATAGAAACAAGCTTGAAGTTGAGTTTATACTTGACGATGAAGGGGATGTTCAAATAATGCAAGAACCAAGGAAAGATATTTTAAATCTTGATATAGGTGCTGTCGATTCATACTATCAGACAGACGCTCCGAGTTCAGATTCTAAAGGATGTGCTATAATTTTTAGAAGATGGCATACAATGGATGAGGAAACTTATCTACCTGTAGCTATGTATGTTGATAGACCTTATACAAAAGATATTTGGTTTGAAAACAATTTAAAATTGGCAGCATATTACAACGCTAAGCTTCTTGTAGAGTACACAGATGAGATGTTCTTTGATTGGTTTATAAAACAGAAAGCAACAAAGTTCCTTAAAGAGAGACCAATTAGTGCCGAAGCTCCTTGGAGTAAGGTATCAAATAAATATGGTGTTCACATGAAATCTTATCAAAAGAATTTATTGATAGAGATGCTTGATGAGTACATAAAAAAACATAGTGAGAGTATTTACTTTTACGATTTGCTTAGAGATTTAGCAGAGTTCGGAGTAAGAAATACCGATATGGCTATGGCTTTTGGTATTGTGTTAATGCACGATGCAGATAATTCAAACCAAAGAGTTATAGCAGCAGAAGATGTTGCAGCTAAAAATGAATATTTTTTACCTACCTTTAGCATGGATAGTAACGGTAGGATGGTTGTAACAAACAATAAAAGTTTTCAAAGCCAAAAGAGTAAATATGACCCACTTGGCATAACAGGTAATAAAGGTTTATTAGGTAATTTATAATGACGACACAAACAGTATTCCCAAAACAAAACATTCCTGATAGTCAAAAGACTAAAGAATGGTGTAAACAAAATATTTTAGCTATGTTAGCTTATCAAAGCTACACTACTAAATTTAATCGTGAACGTAAAAAAGATTACGAAAACTATATGTTATACAACGGTGTATTTGATACTAAGCAGTTCGAATACGTTACGAACACGTATGGTATAAGTTCACCTGCAAGACTTGTTAACCATCCTATAATCGCTCCAAAGATTGATTTATTGGTTGGTGAGTTCATGTCTCAACCTTTAGATTTTACTGTAGAAGCTGTAAACGAAGCTGCTGTTGTAAAAAAGCTTGATAAGAAAGTTGCTCTTGTGGCTGAAAAGCTTATGAGAGACATTCGAAGAGAGATGGAGCAAGAGCTTGGAATGGAATTTGAAGATGAGGATGTGGGTATGGAAATGCCTGAAGATATTGATAAGTTCCTAAAGCTTAATGGAAGAGAGCAGGTAGAGCAATTAACATTTATTGGTTTACTGCATCTTATAAGCAAGTATCAATTACAGCACGTTTTCAAAAAAGGTCTTTATGATATGTGTATTAACTCAAAAGAGTTTTATCATTGTTCAGTAAAGCAAGGAGACCCATTTGTAAGAAGAGTTGACCCTCGTTCTTTAATTTGGGATATAAGTTCTGATTCGGAAACATTACAAGATAGTTCCTGGGTTGCTGAAGAAAGATTCTTAACTATTAATGAAATCATTGATGAGTTTGGAGATTATCTAACAGAGCTTGAAGTAGTTGCTATAGAAAAAATGAGATATGAAGGTGGAGACTCTTTACAAAAGTTTAACCAACCTTTTCAGTTCTATTACAAAGAAGACGCTAACTCTCCGATGAGGATTAGAGTAATACAATCAAATTGGAAGTCAATTAAAATGCTTAAAGTAAAATTAAGTGAAAATAAATTTGACCCTGAAGTTCCTTTTAGAAAAATACTTCCTGATGACTATAAAATTAAAGCAGGAGATAATGTAGAGAAAAAAGCTTACACAGATATTTGGGGAGCTGTAATGATTGGGCATGACATCATTGTAAATGCAAGAAGTGTTCCGAATCAAATACGAAGAGAAGATAATTATGCTGTAGCTCCATTACCTTATGTTGGTGTTATAAAAAATAATATCGATAGTATAACTTTAAGTATAGTTGATAGTTTAAAAAACATCCAAATACTATATAATATTGTAATGTATCACATAGAGTTAACACTTGCTCGTAGTGGTGGTAAAGCTGTTGTTTACGATACATCTCAGAAACCAAACGGTGTTTCATTGGATGATGTATTTTTCCATGCAAAAAACTCAGGTGTTATTCCAATCAATACTAAACAGGAGGGTCAACAAGTTGGTGGATTTAATCAGTTCCAACAAATTGACTTTACTTTATCAAACTCTGTTCAGCAGTTGATTAATCTAAAAGCTATGCTTGAAAATACAGCAGAGCAGTTGACAGGTATATCAAGAGCAAGAGAAGGATTTACTAAATCTGATGCTGTAGGGGTTAATGAAAGAAGTGTAATGCAATCGTCTTTAATTACTCAACCACTACTTACAAATCACGTAAGAACAATGGATATGGTTTTCCAACAGTTATCAGACTTAATGAAAATATGTTGGAACGATGGAAAAGTTGTTGCTGCGTTCATGGGTGAGTCAGGCTCTCAAATGATGAAAGTAATGGGAGATTTTAAAAACTTTGATTATTCTATATTTACTAAAAACTCTTCTAAAGATAGAAAGGACAAAGAGAGTCTTGTCGCTCTTGGTCAGCAAGTTCTTGCAGGTTCAGGTGCAGAAGGATTCTTGCAGTTAGTTAAGGTTGTCAATGCTGTTAATGCAAAAGATGCGGAAGCTATTTTGGAAACAGGATTAGAGACTATACAGAAATCTAACGCTGAGCAACAACAAGCTATGGCTCAAGCAGAGCAAGCTAAAGCTGAAGCTATAAACAACAAAACACAATCAGACGCTCAAATTAAACAAATGGAAATTGAGGCTAAGATTAAAGTTGCACAAATTGATGCTGACGCTTTACTTCAATCTACTCAGATGAAAATAGATGGTGGTCAAGAAACTCAAGATTACAGGCAAAAACACGATGCTAATATGGCTATGCTAAACACTTCAAATTCGTCATCAGTAAAAAAGGAGGAGATGGATAAAAAGCTTGAAAATGATTTAGCAGCAGAACAAATGGCTGAAATGCTTAACTCTCAGGGAGATAATTCTCAGACAGAAAGTGGTATAGTGTAATAAATTAATTATATATTTGTAAAAAATGTTTAAGATATGAATACGGAAGAAAACGAAAACTTAGAACAGGGAACACAGGAAGAGCAAGAAAACAATTTTGATGCAGGCTCTTTTATGGATTCCGACTCAATGGATTACAATGAAAATGAAGGAGAAGAAAATCCAGGTTCAAAAGAGGAAGGAGACGAAGACGGACAACATAGAGAGCCTAACGGTTCAGGAGAGCAGGCTGATGATGATTACTCTGATTGGTCGAACCAAGGGCAAGAGCCTAACGAAGGCTCAGAAGAAAAAGATGATGATGGAGATTCTTCAGGAAGTGAAAACGGAGAAGGAGAACCAAAAAATGAAGGAGCAGCAGGATGGGAATCTGTAGCTGAGTCTTTAGGAATAGATGCTGACGATTACGAATCGTTCATTGACACATTAAAAGGTCAGCAAAAATTAGCGGAAAAGGGTGTAACAAATGAAAGAATTGATACATTCAATAATCTTATCAAACTTGATGATGAGTCTTTAATGAGAAAAGAATTAAAAGCGAGAGGTTTTAATGAAGAAGAAATTGAAGATGAGGTTGATATTTTAATTGAGAACAATACTATCAGAAGTAAAGCTCGTGAAGTTAGAAAAGAATTAGAATCAATCGTAGAAACCGAAAAAGCTAACGCAGCAAAACCTGCTCCACAATCTGATGCAACGCAACAGCAGGAGCTACAGGAAGCACGAGAAGAACTTGAAACATTCATGTCAAAGACAGATAATATGTTTGGAGGGAAAATCAACAGTAAGCAAAAGGAAGAACACGTAGATTATATATCATCAGGAGCTTTCTTTGAGGAGGTTACTGATAACCCTGAGTCTATGGCACAAGCTGCTTGGCTTTGGAAATATAAAGACCAAATCTTGAAAGGGATAAAGTCTAACGGATTTGAAAAAGGAAAATCAGCTATCTTAGATAGAATGGTAAATCCTGAAACAGTTCGTAAAACAAACATACCTGACCCAACAACAGGAGAATTTAATCCGAACAGATTTATGGATTCGGAACAGATGTAAAATGTTTAATTTAATAAAAAAAGAAAAATGAAGTTTAACACAGGTTCTTACGGAAAAGACACAATCGAACAAAACTCGTTAGTTACTAACTTGTTGAAATACCCTGAGATTAGTAAAGCGTTAATTCGCCAATTCCCTCAGTATTCATTAACATACTTCTTAGAAGGAACAGGTCGTTTCGCTAAAGAAGAGCTTATCGGAGACAACTCTTTTAAGTGGGCTATCTTAGGTAGATTAAATCGCCCTTCTACTTGTACAGGTACAGCTTCAGCTCCATCAGGTATAGTTGCAGGTACTATTGAGTTCGTAGAAAACTACTTAAACAAAAATGATGTTATTCGTTTTAAAGACGGAAGACAAGCAATCATTTTAAGTGATGCTACTCCATCAGCAGGTGGTTTTACATTCACAATCAAGTTACAAACTAACGACCCTGCTGCAGCTCCTTTAGCTGGAACAAATTATGCGTTAGGAGAGACAGTTAATACTGCAGGTTCTATCTTCGAAGAAGGTTCAACTCAAGGGTATGAAAACCACGTATTCCCTGATTGGTATGTAAATTACTTAACAATTTCTCGTAAAGCGAAATCTATCACAGGTTCGGCTTTAACTGATGTTACTTGGATTGAGAACAACGGTCAGAAATTATGGTACTTCACAGACCAAAATTTAGTAATGGAAGAGTATTTATACCAATTAGAGTTATCAAGATGGTATGGTATTTCTACTATGGATGCTAATGGTGTAGCACAAATTACTGATGCTAACGGTAAAGCGTTAATTGCAGGTGATGGTGTTTTAGCTCAAATTGATTCTGCTAATACAGATACTTACACAGGTTCATTGACTGAAGATATTATCGTAGATTTTATCGCTAACTTGAGTTTAAATTCAGGTAAGAAAAACAACCAATGGATGGTGTTCACAGGAACAGCAGGTAAAGTTGCTTTCCATAGAGCGATGAGAGATTTAGTATTCCAAGGAAATTCTTTAATCTATGATATGGATTCAGGAAGAAACTTAGAGTTAGGTGTACATTACACTACTTACAACGCTTTAGGTCATAGAATCACTTTGGTTCATAACCCATTATTTGACGACCCACAATTACATACTGATTTAGACCCTACAACAGGTTATCCTAAAGAGTCTTACAGAATGGTATTTATGGACATGGGAGTAACAAATGGTGTTTCTAACGTAGAAGTAAAAGTAAAAGGTGCAGGTGGTGTTGACCGTGGAATGATTGTAAAATACATCCCAGGTATGGTAAACCCATTTGACCAAAAATCAATGGTTGCTTCTAACTCTAAAGATGGTTTCACTTGTGAGATTTTATCTGAGTCAGGAATCATTGTTCGTAACCCACTATCTTGTGGACAGTTATTGAAATCGTAATTTTTAATTTGTAAATGTTAAAGTAAAAGCAGATGGCTACAGTAAAAGACAGAGAAAAAAAAGGACACGTTGAAATCAGAATGGTAAACCCTAAGAGAACAGGTACTATTACCGTGAGAGATTACACAGATATTGACACAGGGGAACTTCGTGAGTTTAAAGATGCTCACGGAAACCCTCGTGTTAAAAAGTACACACGAGCATTGACTGTGTTGAACCTTAACGTTGAGAATGATAGATTGGAATTTGAACACATCAAAGACCACCCTATCTACGTTAAAGGTGCTAAGCCAATCTTAAAGGTTGTTGATGTTGTTGAGGAAGCTGAGCAACGCACAAACGAAAGAGAGGAGTCAATCGATGCGATGATTGAAGCAAGAAAACTTAGAGGTGAAGCATTGGTTAACTTTGCAAGAGTCATAGGTATTCATACACTTAATGTGTTAGAGACAATCATTAAAGATAAGTTGTATGAAAAAGCTGAGTCTTCTCCAAAAGAGTTCTTAGCTGCATTCAATGACCCAAACAGAGTGTTTAAAGAAATCTTGCATAAAGGTAAGATGAGAAATATCTTTACTCACAAAAATAACGTTTGGAAGTATAGAGAGCAGTTAATGGGAGCTAACATTGATGAAGCGATTCTTTGGTTACAAGATAACGAGGACTTGATGCCCTCAATTAGAAAAGAAATATCAAGCGTTAAAATTTAGTTATGACATTCGCAGAAGCACACGAGAGATTAGATATAATTATAGACAAGCACGACTTGCCTTGGTTTGAACCTGAAGAGAAAGATGTATTTTTACAGTTCGCTCAGAATGAGTTCGTGAAATCTCGTTATGCTGAGTTTGAAGTAAATGAAAAAAGACGACAAGATTTAAGAACACTCATAAGCACGTTAGCAGGTTCAGGAACTTCGGTTACTGTTCCTGTTAATATGTTATTTGTACTTTCGTTAAAAGGTACTTTTTCTGTAACGAAATGTGGTATAACTTCTGATAGAGAAACCTTTATTAGACCTGTACAGCATGATGACGTTAACAAGATAAAGGAAGACCCTTTTAATAAACCAAATAATGAGAACCCTGTTTACGTATCTCTTGCTACTTCTTTATCTATAGAGAGCGACTCTTCTCCGTCAGCTTGGACTCTGACTTATTTACGAGAGCCTATTACTGTTAACGGTTCAGCTTTACCTAATAATACTTTTGATTTGCCTGTTCATACACACGAAGAGATAATCAATATAGCTGTTAGGAAAATGCTATTCTCGATTGACAAAGAAACTTATCAATTACAAATAAATGAAATAATAAATCAGGAATGATGGATTTAAAAAGCTTAAAAAAAGACGAGTTAATTGCTAAGTGCACTGAGTTAGGCTTAGATACTACAGGAACTAAGGATGTCTTAATTAAAAGACTTGAGGCGGTTCTACCTAAAGAGGAAGAAGTGGTCGCTGAAGAGCAAGCAGAGAAACCTGCTAAAAAGAAAAAAGTAAGAGTGTTTAATCCTATGCTACATAGGTTTGAATATAAATAAGTAAATTTTTAATACGTAAATAAAATGAGAATCTCAAAATTTAAAGTTTTCGAAAATGGAACAGCTCTTGGAGCTATTGGAACGCACTTTGTTGCAGGTATGTTAGCATTTGGTGGAACTGCTGATTTGTTATTAGGATGGTCAGACATCATAAAACATTCAATCTTAAAGATTGTTAAGTTAGTAGCTGTAGGAACTGATGTTGCTTGGGCTCAAACATTCACTCCTGCTACATTTACTGTAGGTAATGAATTTGTTTTAAGTATCAAATCTCCTGACTCTCGTCAGCAGTATGTTAAGATATTTAAGTACAAAGTGCTTACAGGCGATACAGCTGCAAGTGTAGTAACTGCTTTTAAAGCATTAATAAACGCAAGCTCTTTACCTATTACAGCTACAGGGTCAACCACATTAACTCTTACTGCTGATATTGCAGGTACAGGAATTAATTATGTTGTTACAGCAGGTGCTACAGGAGCTTCAACTTTTACAGGAGGTAGTGTTACAGGCGATGCTGTTAAAACTGATGCTGCTCACTTAGCTTCTAAA